ATCTGAAAATAACGCCTAAAATAGAAAAATACATCAAAGAGTATGTAAAGAAATATCCAACTACTACTTTATGGGAATATGTTAAACTGATTAAAGAAAAGTTTGATGTTCAATTAAGCGACAGAAGTATTTATAACATACTGCATAAACACAAAATAACCAGAAAACGAATTAGAAGCAAATATTATCCAGAAAAAAGAGAAGGTCAAGAAAAACAAGATTTAGAAACTTTTTACAATAAACTAAAACAATATGATTATACAAAAACGATTTGTTTAGATGAAACATCCATACCATTAAATATGACACTTTCTTATGGACGAAGTAGAAGTGGAACAAGAGTAATAAAGAAAACAAATAAATATCCTTATAAACGATTTAACTTATTATGTGCTATAAGTGCGAATAAAGTGATTGGTTGGAAATTATATCCAGAGAGAAAAGGAGGTGTAAAATCTGATGATATTTTAGAATTTTATGATGAGTTTATAAAAAATAAATATAAAAATCATTTAGTCATTATGGATAATGCAGTTATTCATAAATCTAAAATAATTAGAGAAACAATAGAGAATAGTAAAAATGATTTATTATATTCAGTGCCTTACCATCCAGAAACCAATTCTATTGAAGAGTTTTTTAGTCAGTTAAAACATTACATTAAAAAGGAAAGTCCAAATACATATGAAGAAATAGATAAAGTTATAAAAGATATATTAGCTAATAAAATAACAAAAGAACATTTAACAAATTATTTGAAACATAGTTATAAGATATATAAATCATAACTACATTTTGTCTCATTTTTCTTTTCGGTCGGTGTAATAATTTCAGATTTTTGAGCCTTGAGTTTTTCTTTATTTGCTTCACGCCATTCTTTGTTTGCTTTTGATGCTTCTTCTTTGTGTGCTTCTCTGTATTCTTTTTTTTGTTCTGACAATTTTTCTTTATTTTTCTCTCTATATTCTTTTTGTTTTTCTGCTATTTCTTCTTTTTGTTCTTCAGCATATTGTTTTTGATATGCAAGTTTTTCTTCTTTATTTTCTTCATAATGTTCTTTGGCTTTCTCTAAAATTGCGGTTTTATTTTCTTCATACCAGTCTTGTTTCTGAAATGATATTTTTTCCTTATTGCATTCTATATATTCTTTTATTTTGTCTTTGTTATTTTCTCTATATTCTTTAGTTTTTTCTGCTATTTCTTCTCTATGTATTATTCTATATATTTGACTATATTCTTTCTTGCTCCTGTTTGGAATAGAAACATTTAATGATGATGATTCTTTTTCAATCCAATACCTTTCGCGTTCTCTAGCTTGATTAACATTTTCACAAGGATATTCTTCAATAATTGTCATATTCCAATTATCCCAACCTCCATTTTCACGAATGATTTTATATATTTTATAATTGTATCCTTTTGAAGTAACAATGTTACAATTGCTTTTATGTAAATTATTTCTTTGTTTAAAATTAGTTGTATGTCCTATGTATATATCACTAACATTTTCGTCTTTACATTGAATTTTATAAATGACGGTTTTTGAGTAATTAGCAAGTAAATTTGACATATTATAATTTAATAGGTTATTTTGTCTTTAAATCATCATATCCGATAACATATTTTTATAAATTAATAATGATTTGTTAAAAATCGTCACTTAATGTAAATGCATCTTCGGATACATATTTATTTGCTAGAGCATAAGAGTCATTACGTTTTTCAAAGAAATTTGTTTTGCTTTCTAAACTAATCAAATTCATAAAATCAAATGGATTACTAACATTGTATATCTTTTTATAGCCCAATTGGACAACTAATCTATCAGCAACAAATTTGATATATTGTGTCATCATTTCTGAATTCATTCCAATTAATTTACATGGCAATGCCTCACAAATAAATTCTGTTTCAACCTCTACAGCTTCTTTAACAATTTCATAAATACGAGATTTGTCTATTTTTTTATTAAGTTTTGAATATAAAAGGATGGCAAATTCACAGTGAAGAGCTTCATCTCTCGAAATCAATTCATTGCTAAATGTTAATCCAGGCATTAGACCTCGTTTCTTCAACCAATAAATGCTACAAAATGCTCCACTAAAGAAAATTCCCTCTACACAAGCAAACGCAACTAATCTGGTCGCAAAACTACTTCTGTTATCATGAATCCATTTTTGAGCCCAATCAGATTTCTTTTTAATACAAGGGAAATGACTAATAGCATTAAAGAGCTTAGATTTATCTTCTTTATCTTTAATATAAGTCTCTATTAAAAGACTATAAGTTTCAGAATGAATATTTTCCATTGCTATTTGGAAACCATAGAATGCTCTTGCTTCTGCTAATTGAACATCATTCATAAAACGTGAAGCTAAATTTTCCAAAACTATTCCATCACTGGCTGCAAAAAAAGCCAAAATCATTGATATAAAATATTTTTCATCAGCATTTAAGCTTTCCCAATTAGTAATATCTTTTGACAAATCGATCTCTTCTGCTCTCCAAAAGCAATCAACTTGTTTTTTATACATTTTCCATATATCATCGCATTTAATTGGAAACATAACAAAACGATTATCGTCAGGTGCTAGCAATATGTCTTGTGAAGTTTTTGACATCCTAAATTATATATTAAAAATATTTTAAATTTGTTTTTTAATAATAAAATAATTGTTTATAGTAAGAATGGAGAAAATAGAAGCCAGATTAGTAGTGCCTATTAGAGAGAATGATGAAAGATTTATCCGGATTCAGGAACTTATTGATGCAAAAAGAGAAATATTGATTAATAAACAAAAAAAACTACAATTTATTACAAAGCAAAATAGGTTTTTAGATGCGGTTAAAAATGATTATGAAAAATTTTATGGTTACATCTCTCAACAAAAAAAAGAACAAATTAGAGCTCTTGAAATTTTGGATGAATATATTAAAGATTTAACATTGTCTGGGCAGTTAACAAAACATAATATTGAAGACGCAAAAGAAGAACAAAACAGAATTTTGAATGAAGTTAATTCGATTAAGGAGAGTTTAGACTCAATTATGAACTAATCTAAAAAACACTCTGGTAAAAATGAGAATTTTACATTATAAAATATTTTATTTTATATACATTTAATATATGGCACAGTCACAGCAATTTTTTGATGATTTTCAACAGAAAATGAATAATTTAGCTGACATAAGACGTAATCTTCAAGCAAGTGTTCAATTTAAACAGCAATTCACTGATGACATTAAAACAAGACTTGGTGATATTAATAATAACGTTAAAGAACTTGCTGGATTGATTAATGATTTAAAAACAAAAGCCGATAATTTAGAACAACAAATTGGTACAAATTCGTCATCTGTTAGCGATAAAGAACAACAGATTGAAGCAATAAAGCAGCAAATGGCAAACGCTTCAGCAGAAAAAGATAGAGTAACCCAAGAATTTAGTGAACACAAAGACAAAACAGTAGCAGAAATGAATGAAAACCAAAATAGAATTGAACAGATGGAAGCACAACTTAGAGATTTAACTCAACAAAAGGAAATTGCCGAGAACAAAGCAAAATCATTGCAAACAGACATTCAAGCAAGTGGTGACCAAAAAGACAAGATACATGCTGCACAACTTGCGCAATTTTCACAAGAAAATCAACAACGATTACAAGAACAAGAACAGCAATTAACACAAAAAATTGATGAATGCGAAGGCAAAATTACTGATTTACAAAATCAACTTCAATCAAAAACTAACGAATACCAAGAAACGTATCAACAACTAGAACAACAACAAAACACATCTCAAGGACAAGTTGCTGATTTACAAAGTCAAATTGATAATCTTACTAGAGAGAACCAGGAACTAATTCAAATGTTAACATCAGCTACTGAAGCAATTAATCAAGTAAATAATGAGTTAGAAACTATAGTTAATACCGTTCCAAATGCTCAGACTAAACAAGAAGTAGATTCTTTATTTAATCAAATAACTCAGCAGTTACAAGATTCAATTCAAAATATTTCACGCGCTGCTCAAGGAAACCCAACAGCGAATTTAGTGAACGTGGCTAAACCTGGCCAACAATATGATGTCGATGCTAATTTTAATAATTTAATGACTATACATGCTAATAATACTCAAACAAATCAATATACTACTTTTATGCGAACGTTGAGAGCAAAAGGATCCTTAAAAAATTCTATTGATCAAAATATTAATAATGCTCAGAGGGGAGATCCAGTTACTATTCAAAAACTTAAACAAATTTTAGAACAAAATAAACTAATAGTTCCTGCTCAACGCGCGGGCAAACGTAAAACAATGAAAAAACATAGAAAACAAAAAGGCGGATTTACCTATAAAACAAATAGTAAAAGAAGAAGTATTACATCTAAAACATCTAGAAGAAGCTCAAGGACTAGTTCCAGAAAAAGTTCTAGATAATTTTGATAACATACCTCTTGAACTTGGATAATTTATACAATTGTTTGGCCATTTTCCATGAATTTCTCTATATTTTAATGCTTTAGGATGACAACGTTTTATAATAGTAAGTTTTCTATCTCTACAAATTTTTTTCCAAGTGCGCTGTATTAATTTTAACCAATGTGTTTTGATGATTGAAATACAATGTTGTGACGGTAAATATAAACATTCAGCTATTTCTACACGCACAGAATCATATTGTTTTACAAAATTTATATAATCTATATCTAATTCTTTTAATCTCACAAATGTAAGATAATGATTATTAATCACTCCACTAAATATACCATGTTTATATTCATCATATTGTCCACATAATACAATATTATATTTTGTTAAGCTTTGTTCTTCTGGTTCATATAGTATGTCAAGTAATTCTGTTTCGTCATCTGAATTGTCATCAAATGATGCGACGTCTGAGTCACTATATTCGTTATAAGTTTCATCTTCATAAAAATTATTCATAATATATTGTTTTATTATTAATAATATAATATTGAATCAATTTTTTTAAATATTATATATATAATGAAGCTTAATTCGGCAATGTTAAAATTTTTAACAAATAAGCGAGTTTTAAATCTAATAGCTTTTTTGGCACTATTTAATATAATAGGATACCTTGTCATTGGAAATTTGAATGCTGTACTATATTTCATTGCATTTGCTGTTTTAGTAAGATACTTTAGCAAAAATATGACAATCGTCCTTGGTATACCATTAATATTAGTAAATTTAATGGCAATTAGAGGAAATATGTTAGAAGGAATGGAAACTAGAAATGTTGATAAAAATAATAATACTAATCCAGTCACTAAACCTAAGGAAAAAAATACTCAAGAAAAAATAAATCAAATAGTAAATAAAAACACGTCAGAAACAACTTCAGTAATCAATAACTCTGCTGCTTCTAAATTTTCAGAAAGTCCAGATAATCATGTGCAAGAAATTGGCGATAAACGAGGTTTTGAATCAGGACGTCGTAAAAACAGAGGATATGATATTGATTATGCTACAACAATTGAGGACGCATATGATGAGTTAAATAATATTTTAGGTAGTGATGGCATTCAACGTTTAACTTCTGATACACAAAATCTAATGAAACAACAAATGCAGTTGGCTGAAGCTATGAAGGGTATGACACCAGTTATTAAATCTATTGAACCGATGGTAAAAAATTTACAAGGAATGATGGGTCAAATGGGTGATGGAAAAGAAGGATTGGGAGGTATAATGGATTTAGCCAAAAAATTTTCTAGTCAAGTTGCTCCAGCAAAATAATTCATAAAAGTATTTAATTATATTATTATATAATATGAAAAAGTGTCCTCCGGGAGTTATATGTATTGAAAATTATTCAATGTTTTTTATTGTTATTTGTGTTTTAATTTTAATGTATATAATTTATACAACAATTATCAAACAAAGCATAGTCGTTAACAATTCACCATCAGAAAAAATAATTATTAAGGATACAACTAGAGAGAATGCTGGTTTTAATAGTTTGTTAGGTGGATGGATTCCTAGTTGGCCTTACACTAATTTACCAAGTGACCCTTTGTTAAATCCTTATGCTCCTCCACTCCGAGATGAACGATATTTTGTTCCTTCATACGGGAGGACGGTTCCACCAGGTGTGGTGCCTATTAATATTTCTACAAATATTGGTGCTGTTGATACACAATATAGACAACTTGGTATTATGACTGCTACAAATTCTAAAGGCAGAATTATCCCACTTATGGGACGTCCGCTGTTTACTAATAGAGACAAATGGCAATATTACACAATGAGCGACCAGAATAATAGCATGAAATTACCGGTTTCGCGTAATGGTAAAAGCTGTACTAATGAGTATGGATGTGATAAATTATATAATGGAGACACTGTTTATATTGAAGGCATTAATGAACCTTATAGAATTACTGTATATGATAATGACACTATAAAATATTTACCTTTTATTTAATAATATTATTGATGCTTTATATTATTAAACATTATGTCTTGTTCTATTTTGTTTTGTTAATCTTAAACGTCTAGTTTTTTTGAATTTTGAACCACCACTTGATGCCATTGTTTCGGCGGCTTTATTTACTGAACTGAAACCGTCTTGAATGTTATTTTCTGGTTGAGTTATTGTTATTTTATCAGCAACTGCGTCTGCTATATAATTTGATATAGTTTTTAATGATTTAATTAATTCTGTATTAGTTGTATCATCTTTTGTAACTATTTGTTCTTGCAATGGTTCTATATTAAATTGTTCATTAGGAATTTCAGTAGTTATATTTTCT